AGAGAAGGATACTTCATCTTCAGGACAATCTGATCATCAACTTTAATCTCTGAGGTATGTTCCTCAGGGAACTTAACCTCAATCTCTCTAATATCTACTGTACAATCTACCTGAGTTACTCCATCATCAGGACATGTAACTAAAAGTTCTACTGCCTCACCAACTGACTTTGCTCTAATGTTGAGAAACAGATATTCAATATCAAAACTTGGAAGAGTATCAATCTTAACTCCTCTTGTCAAGATACAATCTTTTAGGACTGTCTTGACTGCTCTAGTGATCTCAGATGACTCACCACTTTCCATGGCAAGGATCAATACCTTTTCTTCCTTGACCAAGAAAGGTCTATATGTAATTTTCTTTTTGTTTGAAGGTAGAATCAACTCATAAGTTGGAGTTGCAATCTTAGGTAAAGGCATAATGTCCTATAGATGTTTCAGTGTGATTATTTATTGCTGTTCACTTGAGGTTTGCTGAGTTTATTTTAGATTAAGGTCTAGTCCTTCATATATCTGTTTGTTTATGATTTCCTGAGCAGCTTCAGATTTGAATTGTGATCCAGACTTTCCAGATGCATTAATTGATTTTTGGAATGCTGCTCTTTGAAGATTTCTCAATTCATTTGGAGTGTTTCCTAAGAAGTTTGGTACATCTCCACCTCCAACAGGTGGTGGTGGAGAATCTCCTTGATCTCCAGAAGTGGCTCCAATTACATCTTCAGCATTTTCAATTCCAGCGATAGTTTCAAAGAAGTAAACATCATATTGAAATGTAACTGTAGTTTTTAAAATGCTAACACCTTCATAAGAGACTGGAATTGAAATCAAATTAGATGGAAATGCATTTCTAAGAGTATATTTTAAGACACTTCCTGGTCTTGCTCCTCCAATTCCATTTGAAGTGAGTCTTTGTTGAGGTGATCTAAAATTTCTTTCAAATTTTGCTATGGTAATTTCACCTTTAAACTCATCAGGATAATAGTGTGTGACAAATGAGTCTTTGTTAGTTCCTTTGTTTGCTGATATTGCATTTATCCACCCCTCAAAAAATCTTATTGAATTATAATCTTTATCAACATAAAAACTTACATCTACTGGAGGATAAGATCTTCTTGTTGGATAATATTCTGTTCTACCTTGTCTATCACCATACACAGTTCCCAATTCATATGATGTCCCTGGCAATACTGCTTCGTATGCCATGAAATTGACAACTTCAGAATCTACATTAGGACCATTAAGATTCAGTCTAGGTGGTCTTGCAAATACTGAAAATTGATTTGTAAGTGCTGGCTTAAACTTACTTATCAACTCACTAGTACTGTAATGATATCTTGTGTATGGATTAACTGACATCTAAATAGTGAGAGTGTTCCTATATTATGTATGAGCTATAAAGGAAGATTTAAACCATCCTTCCCAGAAAAATATATTGGAGACCCAAACAATGTAATCTACAGGTCTCTGTGGGAATTGAAGTTCATGAATTACTGTGACAGAAATGAGAATATATTGAAGTGGTCTAGTGAAGAGATATGGATTCCATACCTATCACCACTAGATAATAGAATACACAAATACTTTCCAGACTTTTACATTAAGTATGTTGATAAAAACAAAGTCACCAAAGAAAGTTTAATTGAAGTGAAACCAAAGAGACAAGTTAATGGTCCTAAAACTAGTAAGAGAGTGACCAAGAAACAACTTGTTGAAGTCAGAGAGTATGCAAAGAATCAAGCAAAGTGGAAAGCAGCAAAGGAATTCTGTGCTGATAGAAGATGGGATTTTCAAATATTGACGGAGGATAACCTTGGCGTATAAGACAATCTTTGAACAAGTCAAAGAGTATGCCCCATCAAATCCAACAAGAGAATGGTACAGAACAGAAGTGTTTGGTGCCAAGACCATTCAATATGAGAATGATCCTACAGCATTAATAAGAGAAGAACAATCAGATGATGCAGGTAATGTTCTTCAAAGAGATAAAAATGTAATGAGGGTTTATCCCAGAATTTTTAGTCTTATGCTCTATGGATATAAAGCAAAGTATAGAGAAGAACTTCCATTCTATGATAAGTATCCACTAGCATTTGTCTTGGATGTACAACCCAAGTCCTTCTTTGCTATAAATCTACATTACTATACACCATCACAAAGAATAGGAATAGTTCAAAATTTAGCAGAAAATAAGATTCCAAGATTTGAAAAAGGAGCACATAAATATTTACTATCAGAGGTAAGAACTCCTTATCTACATCTTGCTCAACAAGAATGGGAAACCATATGCATTTTACCACTAGAAGAATTTGTTATGGACTTGGGTGGAGTAGAAGTACCAATTCCATCAAATAAGGTGTGGGGGTAGATAAATGGGAATAGTCATCGGAGACAAAGGTGTAGGTGGAGGATGGTATCAGGATCCAAATAATCCAGATATCTATAGATCTTACATAAATCAAAAGGCTGCTGGAAGTTCAGGAGTTAGGGATTACATATATGAATTTAATATTAGAACTGGAAGTTCAAATGTTTTAACAAATGCTGCTACAAGATCTTCTATTTGGACTACAAATGGTAGCGATGGAAAACAAGCAAATATAAACAGTGATCTAATAAAAGAGTATAAAGCACAGTTTGGTTTAGATGTAAATGCATTAAGAAAAATAGATCAATATTATGCTGAATCTGCTGTAGATAAATTTGCTACAGGACCACAGAAAGAAAGATTAAATAAATTAGGAAGATTCAATACAGAACAAGAAACCCCATCCCCATCTCCTAATGGTGGAGACAACACAGATACTGAAGGAGCTAATACAAGACAACCTACACCAGAATCAGGTGCAAAATTTCCCTTTGGTTCTTTAAGAACTGTAGAAAACTTTAATGCTGGTGACACTGGATATCAAGACTTTAAGTATCCAACCACCATAGAGAGTGGGCAAGATTATATGATAATCAATATATTTAATTATAAGGTTGCAGATATATTTGGTTCTGGTGGTGTTGCTAATATAAGTCCTGGAGCATTTTTAGAAGGGCAAAGTTTATCCTCTAGACAGTTTAACGAGCTTAAAGAATCTCTGGCAAATATAAGACTCCCTGTTCCAAATAATATAATGGAAGCAAACCAAACAAAATGGGGAAGTTCTGAACTAAACAATCTTGCTGCTGGTTTATTGGCTGGTGCTACTGGAACAGTGGGGGGTGTTGCAACAGGAGATTTTATGACTGCTGGGGAATATACTAAGGACACAGTTAAAAGTATTCTAGAAGGAAAAACCCCAGGAAAAACTCTCATAAAACAAAAATTAACTTTAGGTGCTGCATCAAAATTAATCAATAAACTTGGAGTTAAAGTTGATGCTGAAGCATTTAGGGCAAGAGCAACTGGAACAGTAGTCAATCCAAATCTAGAATTACTTTTCAATGGACCTTCGTTGAGACAGTTCCAATTCCAATATAAACTAACACCAAGAAGTTTAGAAGAAGCAAAGCAAATAAGAGGAATAATAAAAACATTCAAGAAAGCAATGGCTCCTAAAAGAGGAACTGCTGCAGAGGATGCTTTTTTCCTTGGTGCACCTAATGTGTTTCAACTTAAATTCATGAGGGGAACTGGAGAAAATAAATATCTCCCATCAATTAAAACTTGTGCACTAACAAACTTCTCTGCAAACTATACTGCTGATGGATTCTATTCTGCATACTATGATGGACAACCAATCTCAATTGATATTGTCTTACAGTTTGGTGAACTCACTCCTATATACAATGATCATTATACAATTGATACTGAGAGTGTTGGATTTAATAAAGAAGACTTAAATGAGTTAGAGAAGTCAACAACTGCCCCAGTAACAAGTGAACCTGCAGCAGAACCACAACAACCAGCAGCAACAGAAGCACAAAGAGTGGAAGTACAAAGGCAATTTAACAATCCTTCTGGGCTTGCTGGTGGTACAGGTAGACCATTAGATACAGCAGCAGATGTAATAGAAAGGGCTGGTGGTGCAGGTA